TGTGAACGTAGTGTGTCTTTTCCTTGTTATACTTGCAAGCGACATAAGCCTTACACATTTGATTGTATGTTTTGCATTTTACTACATACTTCAAAATTTTTCCGTTAGCTCTTTCATTTCTTTTGGTGCTTGACAAAGTAACATACATCATTGTTAATTCCTCCTAACAACTCAACTATCTTTCACACTCCCTATGTTATCATCTTTTAAGGTAAATGTCAATAAAAAAATAAAATAGGTGAAGTTCCCCTCCACCTATTTATTATTATGCCTTTAGCTCGTCAATGACCGCATTTAATTGAGTAGTAGTCAATGGCTCTACCCCTATATTATCCCAATTAGAAGCGTCAGCAGTAAATGTTGTAGATATATGTGCCGTCTTACATCTATAAAATTTATTATCGTTTATTACTGTTGCTCCAACTTTATATGCTTGACCTGCTTCCCAAAGAGGTATGTTTGCAAAAACAATATCCCAATTTGCTATATCAGCATTAAATGTCGTAGAAGTATGTGCACTATTGCATCTATACAATACTCCTTCATACATAACCATTTGATTAGCTTGATAATATTTACCAGCAGACCAATCTCTAATTGTAGCATCTGGATTGTGGAACAATGTCCACTTACTAACTCTATCATTATTAAATGAAGTTGCATCACTTGTATGGTCTGCAATGCACCTATATATTATATTATCGCTTATAATAATATCTCCTGCTGTATATGTAGTGCTTGGTTTCCAATCTACTATTCTACCATCATTTAAGCATAACCAATTAGTCTTCTCAGCTGATGTCCAAGAAGCGGCTGATACATGAGCAGTTAAACAATACCAAATAAGATTATCTCTTATTACTGTATCACCAACGAAATAGTATATATTTGGATAAAATGCCCTAATTGATGCAAATATTTCTTGCCATCTAATATAGTCATTTGCCCATGTAGAAGAATCATGTGTTACTTTACATCTATATAGGGCAGTTCCATATATTACTGCATCACCTTTTATGTATCTGTTTCCTGCTAACCATATTTTTATTGCAGCTCCATATTCTTCATCTGATAATGATTTTATTAACCATTGAACTGTGTTATCATTTACTACAGACCCAGTTACATTATTTGTAGGACTAGAACTTCCGCTAGTACCGGCTCTTGTACATTGATAATATTGATGTGACTTTGAATTAGCTATTCTAACAACATCACCAACATTATACACCGTATCTGGTTGCCATGTAAACCAATGTGCTGTACTACTCTCATGGGCAACACCAAGTAGTTTATCATCAGCATCATCTATAACTTTATTAAATGAATCATCACCGAATTGCCAATTCTCCTGCACTCTTAACAGGTTTAGCTTAGGTGTGTTTGGTCCTGAAGGCATTTACACCCCTCCTTATATTAAAATACACCTGAGTTCATTTGCTTTAAGTTACCATGAGTATCACGGTAAACTATATTCCCATCTACCCAGTAGCCACCCTTAATAACTGGGTGTCTAAATGCATCATATGGTTGTTGATATGGTACTCCACTAAATCTATCTGTATTGCCAAAAGTTTTATGACAATTTACAAACAGATTGTTGCACCCTGGCAGCACATAAAAGCTATTTTGTCTTACATATTGTGGTACAGGATACTTTAATGTTATCCTATTTCCCTTATGCTCTTTTATCTGTCTATAACAACCATTCATTACCATAAAACCATCTGTAAAATATCCGTCAGGTTTAGAAGATAATGAATTAGCTTCTAAATATAAATCATCTAATGTATTCAAATCATCTGCATTACAATTTAATTTATATGTATTCTCAGATAGAGCACACTTATTATCATATATTATATTTTGACAATAGTATGATAATTTTCCTCTAGGTATCTCTCTAGTTAATACATTCTCTATTGTTATAGTAAGTTCTGCTTCACTATTATGAAATCTTACTTGACTAACAGTTCCTCTAAGTATCCTAACAATATTAGCATTACTTACTTCTTCTCCATGCTGCCGCCATACTTCAACTTTTACGCTATCTTGTTCAGGTGGTGCTCCTTGATATAATAATGCAACATTATTTGTTCTATTTACTGTTATTATACAATTTTCAAAAGCACCACTACTATCACCTAGTTTTAATGAGTCGCTTCTTTTAATGTACTCAGGAGAAAATGTCCTTCTTCTTCCATCAATATATTGGCTTACTGCATATAGAGAAGAAGTATAACAATACTCACTATCTCTATATGTAAATCTATATAATTCAACTGGCTGGGCATTTTCAACTGAAGACTCATCTTCCTTATAAAGTGCCAATAAAATCATCTCCTATCAAACAGTATACAAAGTATAACCCAAAAATGCAGAACTTCTATATCTAATACCATCAACATAATTTCCAGTTACTGTATTAAAATTACTAATGAAAATATATTCTTCATCAATAGTTATCCTTCTTATATCAGCAGTATAGGTAGGAACCCCCCATGCATCATAAGTGGTTGTTACTCCATCTATTCTATAGGCTTCTGGAGTTAATGTATACCAATTACCATCTTGTCCCAACCAATTTTGTGTTGTTCCTGTAGTACTGCCTGTTGCAGGAGTACCTATCATAATAATACAACAATCTTCATAGTTAAATGTTAATTGTGGGTTTACAGGACCTGCTGGTAATACTATAGTTGTATCTCTAGTCAATGTATTTGCATATGCCTGTACATCTGAACCGGCTGTCAATACACCAACAAGTCTTGGGCAAGCCCATACTATATTTTTAACATACTTATCATAAGAATACAAATTCTTATCTGGATTATATGTTTGTACTTCCATAGTACAAGTATTTAACCTACCAATTTTTTCTACAGCTACACGACTGCCGTCCAAGTTTGTAAATCTTTGACAAAAATCTGCCCACTTAACTTCCATAGATTCAAATGAAACATTATTTACTGCATCATAAGCTGGGAACTTAAACTCCATTTCCTCATTATCATACTTAAATCTAACAACATTTAGTGTATTTCTTGCTACTACAATTGATGGGTCAGTTTGTGGCATTATACTAGATTTAGTAAACTTATTTCTTCCTAAGAACTTATATTCTAAGTTATGAGCAAACTGAGTTCCCGCAGGATAATTGTACCTATATTCTGTATGTATACCCTTATCTGCACTAAATTGCATATTAGCCATTACTGAAGGTGACTCACTACGTCTAACTGTCCTATAATTTTCTGTTTTATTTTGGTCAAACTCCATAGAACTTGTATCACTTCTGGTAGTTATCTCTAAGCTCTCATCAGAAGTTAATCCTTCAGAACATACAAACCTATTATTATTTACATCTAAGTAATTATCCATAAAATACACAAATGACTCTATTGTATGCTGTTTTGGTAAAGTATCATATAGCCCACGAATTATACCACTCACATAAAATCTGCCATTTGGTAATAATTGAATTTTGTCATAACTCATTATCTCCCCATCACATACTAACAAATTTTGAGCCGTTTCTTTATTGTATGTATATGGGTCATCATTTATCTTGTCAATCTTATCCAACAATAACAATCTTGTATCATAGCCAAGTACTGCGAACTCAAATCCATTTTGGTCTACTGGATAATCTTCATCATACCCTAAAGTCATTCTACCTGTTATAGCCCATTTCATAGATTCATTAGTCTGTTCATATACAGCACCATTAGCTCTCCATACTTCCCAATACTTTGTTGGTTCATCTGGTCTTACAGCCATTGCTCTCATATATGTGTTAAGTGACAATGTTAATTCATATGGAACTTCATAATACATAGAGTACAATACTTCTGATGGGTCTTCTTCTGGATTTGTCCAAACTGGAATTTCTCCATAATCATACTCACTCTTATCAAAGCCAAATACATCCTCTATTGCTGTTACTTTTATAGCACCACTAGTTAATGTAGCGTAATCTAAGTCAGTTACTCTATAAACTTGTTTGTCAATACCATAAGGTATCCAAGAAACTAGTATAGGCTCTCCTATTGTTAAGTCATATCCATACCTATTTGTTTCAAATGTTATTGCTGATAATGGATATGCTGCTGACAATAAATGTGTCAATGCCATCTTTTTAGCATTTTTAGGCTCTGTGAAGTATAGACCATCTATATTCTTTTCTGTATATGCACCCTTTTTAATTCTTATATTTGCCAAGTCAGTTGCTTGTAATTGAGCATTATCATACTTGTCCTCTGCCAATGTAAATGTTACAGAAATACCAGAAGTAGTTTCAGACCAATCTAGTCTACTAAAATCCATGTCTACACAGTTTGTTGGGTCAAACTTCTTTAAGTCATTAACATTGTAATCATTTCTAATCATCTTAAATGTTAATTTACCCGTTATTGGGTCATCATACTTTATTGCATTTATGTGGTCTAATATCTTATTAACATAATCATTAGCCGTTGACAAATCCGTTAAAAGGCAAGAAACCCCTAATTCTTCATCTTCGCACCAATAAGCCATTAAAAATAAACTATTTATATCTATTGTGTCTTCACTATCATCATAGCTACATCCCCAATTCTTATTTGTTAATATTTCATAAATTACTTCAGCTGGGTTAGCGTCTTCACCAATTATTTGCTTAAATGGTATTATTGGGTCTGTACCATTACTACTCATTATTTGCTTCCATTGAGATGGGTCTGCCGTAAAAGTTGTACCAGAAGGATGTTTTAATATACAACGATATACATTACCACCATTATATACAATATCTCCCCAGTAATATTGCTTATTTGGCTGCCATGCTGGAGGTACAAATTTATGGTCATATCCTAATCTTTGTGGGTAGTTATATACTTCAAACCACATTTCTGGTACAGTTGATTGTTTACCAATATAGGC